CTCAACATCTCTTTCTTTGATGCCAGGAACGTCAGCTAAGTTTGCTTCCCATGCTGCACCAGCTTCGTCACCAATTAAACCTTCGTATGGACAAGGCGTACCTGCCATTTTCATAGCAGTCCATACACGCTCATCTTGACACATTAGCGACACAGCAGCTACACGCATACCCATGTCATATAGTGTCTTGCTTAGTTTGATTCTTTCACAGTTTGTGTCTGTAACCGACTTACCTGCAGAAAGACCAAATATTTGTGTTTGTACAGCTCCGGCAATTCCAGTAGTACAAAGATCCTGTGAATATGAACTACCTATGCTCGGTGCAATTGCAGAAGGTGGAGGTGACTCAATTCTTTGATTGATGTTTTGTGTTTGGTTGCTCTCACTTACACTTCTGTTTTCATTTACATTATTATTATTGTTTGTGTTAGAAGACGTAGAAGTGGTTACACTTGTACTTTCAGATGTATTAATATTTGTGTTTGTATTATCTGAAGTTGTGTTGTTCGTATTAGTATTGGTATTAGTATAAACCGCAACTGATTCAGATACACTTACATTATTATTGTTGTTAGTGTTTGTGCTTGTGTTCACATTAGTATTTGAATTAGTATTAGTATTCACATTTGTAGCGTTTATTGTCGTATTGTTGGTGTTAGTATTATTATTAGTATTTGTATTTGTTGCAGTACTAACACTTACATTATTGTTATTATTCGTATTAGTACTTGTAGACGTACTAGTATTCACGTTATTATTGTTATTCGTATTTGTGTTAGTAGTACCACCAGACAATATGTTATAATTCGTATTTGTATTCGTATTAGTACTTGTCGATGTAGTGGTATTTACATTGTTGTTATTATTCGTATTTGTCGAAGTACTCGTACTTGTGCTAGTATTTGTATTCGTGTTGGTATTCGTGTTTGTGGAAGTTACAGACGAAGTGGAGTCTGTAGTCCCGTTAGTTTCTACATACGTAGTTGAGTCGAAGTTGCCATCAGCATCATTGGCTACTTGTCCATAGGTAAAAGAGGTCATCAAAGACATAACAAAGAACGCTGAGAATCTCATTTTTGGTCCTTTGTATTGAGAAATGTAATAACTTACAAGTACTATTTATATTAAAATGTTACGATAATACCCTAAGTTATTGATATTGATACAAAAATATATTTTGTTAAAAAATATGCAAAAGTTACACTCTGTTACAATTTATTTTTTCCTTTAGAATCAATCACTTAGAAACCTCAGCGACGTAAGTTATTGATTTATATACGAAAAATAAATGAAAAAAAAGTTGTACATTTGCCGAAAACGGATGTAGAATATACACATAAATTGATAAAAGGTATTAAACATTATGACTATTTCCATCGACGTTTCAATCGCTAAAGCATTTCATGGAGCCGTTGCTCTTCCTAAAAACCAAAAGCTCTGGGAAGAATGCCGGATTACTCATACTCTTGCTTTCTGGGATAGCGTTGAAAATGACGTCTTCAAAGAAGTTGGTCATTTTTTCTCTGAAGATTATGTCCAAGATTGTATCGAAGTTTTGGCCCGAGATTATTACCTTCAAGTTTGTTGTTCTTAATTATTTAACTATAGGATTTTATTATGAGCACTAATGTTGCTACTTACACTGAATTGAAAAAGTCTTTTATTGCTGCAATCAACAGCGCTGAAAATTATCAGTTTGGAAAAATTGATTGGAACTTTGTTGATGCAGATCTTCACATGGACGCTGGTGAAGCTAACAAAGTAATGCCAGAAGATTACGATGCTATCTTCGAAGAATTTGTGTCAATGTATCAAATCTCAAACTACAACTTAATCCCAGTCTCTTAAGGAGAATTAAATGAAAGATAGAATTGCCATGATTAAAGCAGCTGTTGAAAAGGTCCAAGGCGGACGCGAAGAACAGCGCAAAATCAATGCTAAGTTCATTAAAGATTGCGAGAAAAAAATTGCTCGCATCAAAGCTAGACAAGAACGTCAAGCTGAAAAAGAAATGGCTGAACTCGATGAAAATTATAATCAAATCGATATTAAGCAAGCTAAGAAAATTGCCATCGAGTCAGTTGGCGAAACGTATTTTGAAACAACCCGCTTCGATAACGAGTGGAATTAACTAAGGAGTTTTTATGAGTCAGTTAAACTATGATATACCAACCCGCGATTACTTTTTTGAGTATTGTGAACGTGGAGGTGATCTAGCTGTTGCTAAAACTTATCTGCGCAATCTATTAGATGTCATTGAATCTGGTAAAACAGATAGTGTTAAAGCCGAAGTTTATGTGCAGCTTATAAATGAGTGGTTAGCAGAACAAGATGAAAAAGAAAATAAATCTTAAAATAGCTTGGGTTGATGGATTCGTAGAAGAATACGATATTCCATGGAATCCAAATGCTGCTAAAGCAGAAAACAAACGCCTTGAGCAATTTACTTCTCTCAAGGCCTTTACAATTTCAGATGAACAGGGTATAATATTATATGAAAGGACATATCCAGAGAGAAAGGCCTATAATCCAACAAAGGCGCGCTCGAGGAAAACTAAGGCAAAGGCTTGATTATCAAGCATACAGAAATTTTGTGAATAGAGGTAATAATGTCGACACCACAAAGAATCAAAGAAGCTCGAATGAAAGCTCACCAAGAACAGAAAGCGAAACGCCGACGCGAAAAGCTTTTCGCATCTTCAAAGAAACCTTCTGGTTTTGAAGTGTACGTTCCACCTCGTCGCTATATTCGCGAAACACCTGATTATCCAAGTGTAACAAGCACTGGTCAGGCTAATTGTGAAAAGAAAGATTCAACGCAATATTCAGGCGATTATTTGGTTGGCATTGCAACAATGCATAAATCAAATGCTGTGCCCGTTGGGCGTAATGATAACCCTACTAACTACTCTACAATGAGGAGAAATTAATGAAAACCGCTAGTCAAGATAGTCGTTATGATATGATAAAAACCTTAAAAGAAAATATTTGTCGTGTAGATTTTATTAAAGCAAATGGAGAAAAACGTACAATGGATTGTACTCTCGATTTTAATCTAATTCCGGCAGATGCTCATCCAAAAAATGAATCAGTTGATGCTTGGCCTGAAGGTCTAATCAAGGCGTATGATGTTCGAGCTAATGGTTGGCGGTCCTTTAAAGTTGATTCAATTCATTTCTTTAGTCCACTTGGATTATAAATAAGTGTACGTCTCGGATAAAATGGTGTATAATATGATTATACCATGCAATAGAGGAATATTATTATGGCTGTAAAAAAGCGAAAAGTGAGAGCTAGACCTAAGACTGGATTGTCGGCAGCTCCTATAGATAACTTTCATAAAATGAAATTTTATTTCCACTATGAGCTGGACAGAAAAGAATTGTCCAGTATAATCAAGGGATATATTAAAAGCCATTTTATTCGAGACGACCAAAAAGCTATATTGGTAAATCCTGAATGGCACTTCTTTATGCATGCACATTTTGCTGCTTCGATTTACTGGCAAAATGTAATAAAACAACCTTTTCCTGATAATTGGAAAAATCCAATGGATACTATTAATCAGTATTATTCTGATTTAATTGAAGTTGGTAAACAAATTTTATCTGAAAAAGAATTAGAAAAAGAAACGAATGTTGTTGTATTAAACCCACAACAACGTTTAATGAATAAGATTCAATCAACTATTATGGTTGATCTAGATTATTTAGAAGACGAATGGATGGATGGAAATTTTAAAGCATCCCTTGATTTGTATACTAAATTTAAAAGTCATGGATTAACTGGTTCAGCCGTTGAGCCAGTGAAGAATTGGATTGAGACATATATGTCTGAATTTTCTGATGCTTATTCAAATTCATGCGAACAAGCTCATGAAGCATATTCACATATAACAAAGCCAAATCTAAAATTGCTTATGAAAACATGTGAATCAATGTTAAATGATTTAGAATCAATTAAAAACGCAGCAAAGGCTGTTCGTAAATCAAAAGCAAGAATTAAAAAGCCAAAAGCTGCTGACAAACAAGTAGCAAAACTAAAGTATTGTAAAGAAAACATGGAATACAAAGTAGTATCAATTCTCCCTTTACAGATAATTGGTTCTATGAGGCTCTATGTTTTTAATGCAAAAACAAGGGAAATTACTGAGTACGTTTCGGATTCCACAAATGGATTTGAAGTAAAAGGTACAACACTACAAGGTATTAATGTTGACCTTTCGCGTAAAGTCAAGTTAAGAAAACCAAATGACTTTCTATCAATTGTACAGTCTAAAACACCGAGGCAGATAGACAACGAATGGCAAAAATTAACTACGAAATCATCAGTACCAAATGGAAGAATCAATGCAGATTGCTTATTGCTGCGAGTCTTGGATTCTTAATTGCATGCTCTGAAAAACCGGTAGTATTAGAGCCAATACCAGAAACAATAGTTGAAGATCCAGTTGAGTATGAAATCACTTATATCGATCCGATTTCATATTATACTGGAGAAGAAATGCAATGTTTAATATTGAATTCATATTATGAAGCACGTAATCAAAGCCCAGAGGCCATCATAGCCGTGGCAATGGTTACCTTGAATAGATATAATGACAGCAGATATCCAAATGATCTCTGTGACGTTATAAAGCAATCTAAGTATGACTCAAATGGTAGACTACTTCTTCACCAATGCCAGTTCTCTTGGTATTGTGATGGAAAGTCTGATAACCCGAAAGATGAAATTGCATATAATAGGGTTATGGCGATTACTTATTATGCTCTTGAGCTTTGGTATAATGGTTGGGATATTACAAATGGTGCAACGCATTATCACGCAAATTATGTGAATCCTGATTGGACATACCAATTAACCTATGTTACTGATATTGGTGACCATAAATTTTATAAGTGGAATTAGAATGATTGAAGATAAAATATTAACTAGAAAAAGATTTTCGGAATTAGTTGAAAAAAGAGTAGCAAGTGGTAGAGAAACTAGCTACATCGATGCCTGTATTACTATATGTGAGGAGCATGAATTTCCTCCTGAAGACGTAGGCAAACTCATTTCTGTTTCTTTACACGCTAAAATAGAAGCAGAAGCAAGTCGAAATAATTTAGTTAAATACACGCATAACACCGCCGCATTGCCTATATGATTATGGAACCATTTGAAGCTTATAGATTCTATCAATCTATAAAACTACATTTTGAAAATGATACGTATGACGCAATAAAATACAATTATAAAACTTCTGCTAAACCGCAGTCATTTTGGAAAAGAAAAGATAAATTCTTTTTTGCAAAGGTTGGTCGTAAGTTTAATAATGTTCATGACCTTGTATTATATTACGTAGCTTATTTTGTTAATGATGTGAAGTGGATCGGTGAAATGCTGAATGATGAAGCCACTTATAACCAATGGCTTAAGAAAACACAATCACTAAGTTATACATTCAAACAAGATTTATATCGGTTGTCTGAAAATGCAAAAACATTTGATGACTTATTTGCAATTCAAAATAATTATCCGTTTCTGATAGATTCTTACTTAAAAAACGAAATTTCGTTAGAAACTGTGGTGGTTATAAATAATTTAGTCGGATTTATAAACAAGTTCGATAAACAAATTACGGAGACTATTGTGTGGCCTGAGCTATCACGAAAGATTCGTAAGTATGGCACGTTCATTGAGTATGATTATGAGAAGATGAAAAAAATTGTCTTCGAGGTATTTACATCTTAATGAAAATGTTGTATAATATATTATATCATGGGTAAAGTGGATAATTCAGAAAATACATTTAATACTATTATATACGGAGAAAATATATGTCGTTTCAAGACTTAAAACGTAATCGTTCTGCTTCAATCGAAGCTCTCACCAAAGCAGCAGAAGCTGTAGGTGGTTCCACAAATCAAAATCAATCTTATGTTGATGACCGTTTTTGGAAACCAACTGTTGATAAAGCAGGCAATGGTTATGCAGTAATTCGTTTCTTACCAGCACCACAGGGCGAGGAACTCCCTTGGGTTCGTTACTGGGATCATGGCTTTCAAGGTCCATCTGGTCTTTGGTATATCGAAAACTCTCTTACTTCAATTGGTCAACAGGATCCAGTATCTGAAGCAAATTCAGTATTGTGGAATACAGGCCGTGAAGAGGATAAGGAAACAGCTCGAAAGCGCAAGCGTCGTTTACACTATGTAACTAATATTCAGGTCGTATCAGATCCATCTAATCCAGAAAATGATGGTAAAGTTTTTCTTTATAAATTTGGTAAGAAAATCTTTGATAAGATTATGGATGTTATGCAGCCGCAGTTTGCTGACGAACAGCCTGTAAATCCTTTTGACTTCTGGGAAGGTGCGAATTTCAAACTCAAAATTCAGCAGGTTGCTGGTTATCGTAACTATGATAAATCAGAATTTGCTTCTGTCACTCCGCTATCAGCGGATGATACACAACTAGAAGCTATTTACAATAAGCTTTATAGTCTACAGGATTTCCTCGATCCTAAGAATTATAAATCTTATGCTGATCTCAAAGCTCGTTTGAATAAGGTTCTTGGTGAAGAATCTGTAATGACTACGGCTGAATCAATTGCTATCGATGAAACTGCTAATGTTTCAGTAGTGACTGAAGCTCCTGGTGTACAGATTAATTCAGTACCAGAAACTAATAACGACGAAGAAGATACTTTGAGTTACTTCCAAAAACTAGCTGAAGGCTAGGTTTTTCAGGGGAGCTTCGGCTCCCCTTTTTTTATCTTGGGAAATTAACAAATTCCATTCTAGACATGTCAGAAGCGCTCATTCCTTGAGATATATTTACAACTTGGCTTGAAGCGTTTACATTATTTCCACCACCACCGCCACCAGCAACAACTACTGGTGCAGCATTCGCTCTCATTGAATCCATTTCAGCTCTAATATTATCTATTTCTCTTTGCCTTTGAATCAATTCAGAATCTGGCGCCCTTGATGCCATTGCTCTTGTAGTAAATTCTTGCGGTGATAACTCTAAAGATGCAGGTGCTTCACTTCCAAGCATTCTTTCTGTGGAGGTTAATTGTCCTCGATCGCGGATTTCTCTTAGTCTTTCAAATTCAGCTTGAGCTTCGTCTTCATCAACTCCACCAAAGAATCCTGTAACATTTTCTATTGCTTGAGCTCGTATTTCTTCATCCGTTGCATTCATTGCAACTTCAGGTGGCGGCGCATCATCACTAAAGAAATCAAAATCAAATAAACCTCTTATATAATCTGTTATTCTAGAAATTTGATTACCAATAAATTCCCTTAAAGAGAATCCATCTTCTGGTGTTTCAAATGAAAATGCAGAGGCAATCC